CCGATATAGCTCAGTTGGTAGAGCAGCGCATTCGTAATGCGAAGGTCGTAGGTTCGACTCCTATTATCGGCACCATTTCAACTTCCCCATCCGTCCGTATTCATCCATAAATGTCATGATTCATAACGATTTTATTGCCTTTTAGTCCGTCATTGTCCGTCATTGTCCGTAACCATCCAGTAGAATCCGATACGGAATGTGTATAGGATTGTGTATATGTTCCTGTTCGGTCTTGGATTCCTATACACATGCCTTTAAACGATATGCAGATTCGCCGCGCTAAGCCTGAAGCTAAAGCCTATACACTTGGAGATGGGCAAGGGCTTTCATTACTTATAGAACCTAATGGAAGCAAGAGCTGGCGGTTCCGTTATCGTTTTGCCGGTAAACCAAAAATGATCTCGCTGGGTGTGTATCCGACGATCACACTTGCAGATGCTCGTTCTCGTCGTGACGATGCTCGAAAACTGGTCGCCGAAGGAAAGAATCCGAGTGAGGTTAGAAAAGAGCAGAAGATTGCTTTGCAAACGGAATCCGAAAGCGCGTTTGAAAAGATAGCCACAGAATGGCATCAGATGAAGTCTGCCAAATGGTCAGCAGGATACGCATCAGACATCATGGAAGCGTTCAAGAACGACATTTTCCCTTATGTTGGAACAAGGCCTGTGGGAGAGATTAAACCGCTAGAGCTGTTGAACGTTCTGCGTAAAATTGAGAAACGTGGTGCGTTGGAGAAAATGCGCAAAGTGCGGCAGCGTTGCTCCGAAGTGTTTCGCTACTCAATTGCAACGGGCCGGGCGGAGTACAATCCTGCGGCTGATCTCTCCAGCGCTCTCGAAGTGCATCAATCAAAACATTTCCCGTTCCTAAAAGCTGATGAGATACCGGATTTCCTGCGTGCCTTGGAGGGTTACACCGGGAGTAAGCTTGTTCAGATAGCCACGAAATTACTGATGATTACAGGTGTACGAACCATCGAATTACGTGCGGCCTTATGGTCAGAATTTGATCTGGATAACGCTATTTGGGAAATTCCTGCTGAAAGGATGAAAATGCGTAGGCCACATCTTGTGCCCTTATCGGCTCAAGCGGTAGATTTACTCATTGAGCTAAAGTCCATGTCAGGAAACTATCAGTTAGTTTTTCCTGGGCGTAACAATCCGAACAAGCCTATGAGTGAGGCTAGCATCAATCAATTGATCAAGCGTATTGGATATGTAGGAAAAGTGACTGGGCATGGATTTAGACACACGATGTCAACGATTTTGCATGAATATGGATTTGAGTCTACATGGATTGAAATTCAACTTGCTCACAGCGATAAGAATAAAATTCGAGGTGTTTATAATCATGCTGATTACTATTCAAATCGTAAAGAAATGTTAAATTGGTACTCAAAAAAGATATTAGGATGAATAATGCTGGATCAAACATTCTCACCAAGAAACCTATTGAGGCTTTTGTATAAAGAAGATCCTAAAAAATTCCTCAGAAACATTGATAGGGAAGACTATGAAAGCGAAATGATAAGATTATCACAAATCATAAATGACGATAAATTTACTTTTGGTAGGCTTTCATTTGCAAGAATAAATAATAAAAAGGTTATAATTCCAAATGAATTCAAAGATATACTGGCATTGAGAAAAGCAAATGATAATCTCAAGAGAATTTATGGTGTCAGACAATCAGATAGGAATGATATTGTAAGGCATGTGATTTGCATGCTTGAAGAACCTGTCCCCTTTTTTGTATATAAGTTAGACATTAAAGATTTTTATGAAAGTATTGATAAAAATATAATTTTGGACAAAATAGCAAAATCCTCAATTGTTTCTTATAAAACAAAAAGGTTGATAAAGCGTTTTTTTGAATTGTCTCACCTGTCTATTGAATCAGGTCTTCCAAGAGGAATCGGTTTAAGTGCCACCATGGCTGAACTTTACCTTGAAGATTTTGATGATAAGGTTAAACGTACTAAAAGTGTTTTCTACTATGCACGCTATGTAGATGATATTATCATTTTTACGTGTGAAAAAATAAATGACTATCAAAGTTTCTTTAAGGGGTTCTTGCCGGATAACCTAGACTTTAACATTTCAAAATGCAGAGAAATAGATATCCATAATAATGAGAAAGGGATGGTGGCCAATGAATTTAATTATTTAGGGTATTGTTTTTGTGTTAGAAGCGGGAAAATAAAAGCTTATGATAAGAGAGATGTTAAAGTTACAATTTCAAAAAAGAAAATATTTAAATTAAAAAGAAAAATCGTTCTTTCTTTAAAGGATTATTGCAATACGAAAAATTTCGGTCTTTTGGAGAAAAGAATAAAGTTTCTTACTTCGAATGTAATACTTGAAAAGGCAAAAAAAGTTTCTGATGAAGAAAGTTCGCCACTATATAGTGGCGTGTATTATAACTACTTACATATCAGATCGCATGATCAACTTAAAATTCTAGATTTATTTAAAAATAAAATGTTATTTTCATGTCGTGGTAGTTTAGGTAGTCAATTAATAGATAAGGGAGATAGAGAATTATTAAGAACATTAAGAAAGTATTCTTTTCTGAGTGGTTTCAATAATAGAAGAAAAGTAAGTTTTACTTTCAAAGAGATAAATGACATAAGGAGATGTTGGTAAATGAAAATAAAAATAAAAAAAGGTGATTATAATAGGGTTCTACTAACCGACGTATTACCTTATGAAGTTCCTATCCTTTTTTCTAACGAAGATTTTTACCATATGATAAGCAGGGATGATTTGCCATGCGAATTCAAGGAATTATTCTCATTTGAAAATTTAAGAACTACTGTTCCGTACACATACAAAATAAAAAAAGGTCAAGCGAGTTTCCGTAGTTTGGCAATTATACATCCAGCCCATCAACTCAAAATATGTCATTTTTATAAGCAATATGAACATCTTATAATTCATTTATGTTCCAGAAGTGATATTTCTCTGAGATACCCCAATAAGATCGGAACCTATTATTATGAAAAAGACTTCTTAAAGGATAGGGTTAAATTAAAAGATGGGGGGGTAGATTTAGTTGTTGACGGCTTCGATTTGCAAAGTCAGACTGCTTCATCATATTTCTCTTATAAGAAATATCCTTTTCTTTATAAATTCTATGAATCTTTTGAATTTCACCGCCTCGAAAGGAAGTACGAATACATGGTGAAGTTTGATATATCTAAATGTTTTTCGCATATTTACACTCATAGTTTAGCTTGGGCAGTTAAAAATAAAAAATATGCAAAAGAAAATACGGACAGTACTCATTTTGAGGGGGCTCTTGATAAACTTTTCAGAGATTTTAATCATGGGGAGACGAATGGAATATTGATCGGTCCTGAAGTTTCAAGAATCTATGCGGAAATCATTCTGCAAAGAATAGATTTAAACATCATTGAGAAGATGAGGAATTTGTTTAATCTTAATTTCAATGACGCTTATGTAATTAAAAGATATGTTGATGACTATTTTATCTTTGTTTCTGATGAGATGCATCTCTCAAAGATTGAAATGGTGTTATCTTCTGAATTAGAACACTATAAGCTTTATTTGAATGAATCGAAAAAAGAAATGACTGCAAGACCATTTATTACAGGGTTAACGATAGCAAAATATGAATTGAAGCAAGTCATTGACAACGTATATAGTGATATTGTAGATGTCGAATCAATGTATGAAATTAATGGATTAATCTCTAAAAACATTACGGGGGATGACTTAGAGAAGATAGATAGTGTTTTTTTGTTAGATAAAAGAAAGAAAAAATTCAGCCGTGCTGGCGAAATCATAAAATCAATAAAAGTTGTTATTAAAAGAAATGAAATAACTTTTGACCAAGTTTCAAGTTATCTATTAATGGCATTGAAGAAAAAATTATTCTTATTATTGAAAATACTGTCTCTCTATTCTTATGATGAGAAAAGATATTTGAAACTAATGAGGTTTATATCTGTACAATTAGAGGTGATATTTTTTGTTTACTCCATGGATAATAGAGTTAGGCCGACATATGTGGCTTGTCAAATAATATTAGAGGTGAATTCATTTGCTGAGCGATTCGATGATGATATCAAAGAGGTATTAAAGAAAAATCTTTTGGATGAAGTTGTATTGTCTTTGAAGAATGTTCTTAGTTATTCAGGTGGTGGATATGTTGAGTTTTCTAATATTCTTATCGCTTTGAAGGAATTGGGCGGTGAATATTATTTCGATCAAAGTTATTTGATTGATTTCATTGATTCCAAAATCAATGACTCCGAGGGTTTAAGTTATTTTGTAATTTGCAGTATTTTGTACTACATCAATGGGCGGAATGATTGTACAACGCTTCTTGAAAGAATCGAGAATATTATACTTGATAAATTTAAAGATAATGCAAGCAATAGAAATGATTGTGAAATGACATTGTTGATATCCGATGTGTTATCTTGTCCTGTTCTTGATGATAATTATAAAGTTAAAGCCTATAGAGCTTTTTATCCTTCAGGAAAAAAAGCGAAGCCAACGGCTGAAATACAACAGGTTGTCAATTTTTTCAGAGGTAAGGTTGTATTTTTTAACTGGCTAGGAAATAAAAACCTTGAGCAAATTCTTTACAGAAAAGAGTTGCGAACCCCTTATGAATAGTTGTAGTATTTTGATGCTTTAACTGCGAAGTTGATTTTTGAATATTTCAAAAATTAATGAATCACAATGCTTTCAGCATTGGCTTTTGAAACAAACGAGGACAAACGTTCGCGATAAGTTTGGTCTCTGCTGCTAATCAGACACACTATACGTTGAAGCTAAGGTGGGCCGCTATGCGGCCCTTTCCTTATTGTCCCTTAATGATGCCGCAGTTCGTGAATTAAACATTCTTTTCATGCTGCAATTTCAATTAGCACATTCTCCTACCGCCTTGACCTTATGATGAAACACATCGTCTCACCAAAGCCGAGGTAAACATCGGCATCCAACATAAGTAAAAAACCACACCATCTAACGAAGATGTGAAACTCATTTTAACCCATTAACGCGCGCTCGTATCCCCGCCACGCCTGCCCGCTTTATGTAGTAGTTTTCATGCAGGTGCATGATCGGCTCTCACCCATGCCGTATGCGGTCTTAGCGATAAAAATACCAGTGCATAAAGTCATGCGTTTTCATGCGGCATAGGCATGCACTCTCAGCACCAATGGGAAAGCCAGAAAGTTAGTCTAAAAAAACCGGCATATAAGCCGGTTCGAGGATTACTTGAGTCGTCAGACAGGAATTTGCTGGCGGTTGGAGAGCCTGGTCGCTGCGCCATATTTTCCGAGCGTGTGAGCTGGCTTCTCTGATTGCTCGCTTGCGGTTTCATCCTTGGTCTTAACCTTGTTAGGCCGGACAATAATCGTGTCCACGCTCTCAAGTGCGGTGAATGTGCATGAGCACTCGAGATTTTTGCACTGATAGTAGGTCCGCTTTATGGAAGGGGCCTCATAAAAGCTGGAACGGGCATGTGAGATTGCGCCGCACTCAGGACACTGTAAAGCCATAGGCTTCCTCCGCAAGTTTCAGGCGCTTGAGTCTGTCCTGAAAAGTTTTATGCTTCGCCGGAGTGAATCTCCTTGATGCATCCATGCGCATTGATGCATCAGACGACAAACCTGATTCATCCAGGATGTCACGGCAGGACTCAAGCAGTTGTGGAGCATTGAGTTCCGAATGGTGCGCCAGTGCCGAACGCAGCGTACGAGCGGCAACATCAAGGCCAAAGGGGCCGTTAAGATAAGGTGCCAGTGCTGAGGTTAGCGCCTTACCCGAATTTGCCATAAAGTCGCTCAAGGCATTATCAACACAGGCATCCACAACACTTCTTTGCGCGTAGAGGCTATCTTTTGCCGCACAGCTAATCTGCCATTCAAGGACTTCGAGCTTTTCTCTGAGAGTTTCAACCTGCCACGCGTAATTGACTGGCTTATCTGCAGACAGCAATAATGCCTGCAGCCGTAGCTGGGCTGTGCTTTGTTCATTGCGAAGGAATAGCCAGTTCTGAGAAGCTTCCCGGTAGTGTTGCAGCGCTTCCTGAGGGGGAATTGTGGTGTTCATCAGCTTTGCTCCTTCTTAGCTTTTTCACGCTGTTTTTGTATGCGGATTTGCGCTGCCGGGCTGGGGGCGTTCTGAATATCCTGATAGGCACTATTATCTGCAAGCCCGCCAATTTTATTCAGGAAGGGATCACTCTGCAGAGAGGCATTCTGTTTCAACGCCGGGTTAGTGATTGCAGAAGTAATGAAGTCCCGCAATAACGTTTCAGGATCATTCACAGAATGGACAACCCCGATAATAGAGCTGGCACTTCTCCCTTTTGTCACTTTGAGAAGGCTTAAAAGCTGTATAAGGGTTTGACCATGTTGCTTCATAAAATCATCCCATAGCCGGGTAACATGGATCTCGATAAGGTCGTCGTGCGCCTGAATGTACACACGGGCCAGTTTCGCCGTATTCCAGGGCAATAATTCATTCTCTCCAGCATGGGCTGCAAGTAGATCATCAAACTCTTCGAGCGTTTCCCGGCCCAGAGCAATCTCTGCCCGGAGTTTTTTCATCTTTGGTGTTACTTGTCCCTGGTTTTCATGGAACATCTGCCGCCATTCCTCATTCTGTGCCTTTGCCTCTGCTTCCGTTTCTACCCGGCGTTTACGAATTGTTGCGAGCATCGCAGCAGCATCAGCTTGTTTGCGACGGGCTTCCATCCAGGCTGATTTAGCGACATTCACTTTTTCAAGCGCCTGTTGCGTCGAGGCAGGGATAGAAATATCAGCGATCGGGTTATTGCTCTGTTCTGGAATAGTCATGTCAGCACCTGGGAGTTTGTCGTGATGTCAATTGTGCTGTCTTGCATACAAAGCTGCTATTGAACGCCATTGTGCGAGCGACAAGACAAAGACCTCTTTTGGCTAGCCAGGAAAGGCCTCGTATAACTGAGGCTGTTTCAGACTTACTTTAACTGTTCACTACTATTCACTTAGGTAAAAAAATAGATAATACAGTAAGTTAAAAGGTGAAGGGTTGCCGGGATAGTATTCATCACTGTTCATGACTGTTCACATGGGAATAAGATTATTTATGGTATTTTTTCATAAGGGATTGATTTTCTATTCCCCATAGTTATTTGTTTTTTGCTCCTCACCACTATTCACCCTTATTCAGTAGTATTCGAAAGGTGCTGGAATTGACTGCATGTTTTTACCGGGAAATAACATTTTCGCCTCGGACCATGGTATTGCATTTCATACTTATTTTTATGAAACTAGAGCTGTCCGGTTCTTTATGGATTCATTCGGATATATTTTAAGATTTAAATGAGATTATTTAACGTCGAGGTTTTTATGCAGGCCAAATGTTTATAAGTTGGATGCAATATCATAACTATTTCCGGGATTTGGGGCCTACAATGCAAGGCCTCGTATAGAAGTTGTACTGCCTTGCTGTACTGGCGGTGGGGTCAGCACTATCAGGTGCAATGATACATGGGGTAGTAAACTCTGGATGAATGGTAGTTCCTATTAATGCTCCTGTATTTATAGCCCGCAGGCATGATGTTTATTATGTCGTTTTATATTGTTTGATCGGGTTTTAAGTTCCATGAAATCAATATGTGACGCTAAATAAATAATGCGTGCGCAAGCGAGCTATATACACATAATAAGGAACTACCTGAATCCGGATGAATTCATCTGGACTGTTATGGAATTTAAAGAGGGTAGATAAATGCGTAATATTTCTGTTTCTGCGCCAGCTCCGGCTGCGCCATTATTTCCTGTTCCGAACCAGCATGAGCGATTTTTACGCCTGCCTGAGGTGATGCACTTATGCGGGTTGTCCCGTTCTACCGTTTATGACCTGATCAGCCGCGATGCGTTTCCGAAGCAGATCCCGCTTGGCGGTAAAAATGTCGCCTGGGCTCAGTCTGAGGTCAGCGCATGGATGGCGAACCGTATCAGCGCCCGTGAGCGGGGATGTGATGCATGATGATACCTGAATACATTAAATACCTTTTTTCTGGCTTGCTTACTGTCGTCATTTCCAGGTATAGTTTTTCCGCTGTCGCAAAATCGGCAGCCGGAATTGGCGTTCCGCGAAACTCAATGGCGACACCAGACGCGCCAGGCGTCTTTTTTTTCGTCGTAGCTCAGGCACACCCATTTTCCGGGCTGTGGTGTTTATGTGTACACCGTGGTTCTTTAGAGATAATGGTAGTCCGGGCGGGGCAGCCTTCGGGCTGGCCGGTATCCATTGAGGCCGGTTACGCCAACCCCGTTCGGGCTGCCACCAGTGAAATTGGCGTTTCCGGTGGTAGCAATAACCGCTACTCAATGGAGGCTGCCATCATGGCTACAATCCTCACCTCGTCATACCCGAAATATGTATTTGTGTTTGCCGCAATCCGCCGTGCTGACACTCAACCCCGCATTTGTATGCTTCGCACTGTGGCCTGCGATGAGCGTTCCGCACGCCTTTCGCTGGTACGTGATTATGTGCTCTCCCTTTCTGCACGCCTGCCTGCCAGGGAGGTGACACTATGAACCAGTTTGAGATCTCCTACGACGATGTTGTAAGACTGAAACATTTACGCAATGTGGGTGAGTATGTAACTGGCATGGCAGCCCTGCAGGACTGTTACGAAAAGCCAGCAGGCGCCCAATCCGAACATCTGGTTTCCCTCATCTATCTGATGACCGAGCAGCTGGATGGCGTGGTGCAACGTTGCCATGACGACCTGATGAATGCGGAGGTGGCCTGATGAAATCCTGTGAATCTCATCTAGCACTTCGCGCCGCTCTGTATCGACGTGCCGTAGCCTGCGCATGGCTGACTATCAGCAGTAAGCAGGAAAGTTATTCCGGCCCTACGCTTGCTGAACTTGAAGATGCGATAGCCCGCGAGCTGGAAGGGTTCTATCTACGCCAGCATGGTCAGGAAAGGGGACTGGAAATTGCCTGCGCGTTGCTTTCGGATCTGATGGAGTCGGGGCCTCTTAAGGCCTGTCCGGTTCTCTCACTGCTTGGAATGACGGTAATGGATGAACTTTGCTCCCGCCACCTCAATAAACCAGCGTTGCATTAAGGAGGGCCGCACAATGTCAGGAATGAAAGTTAGCCAGGCTGAGAAAGCAGCTCGTGGTTACTGGTCAAGAATTTTACCCGCGCTGGGCGTAAACGTACTGAAGAATCGACACCAACCCTGTCCGGTCTGTGCAGGGAAAGACCGCTTTCGATTTGATGACCAGGAAGGGCGGGGAACGTGGTTCTGTAACCAGTGCGGGGCAGGTGATGGCCTGGCGCTTGTAAGTAAAGTACTGGATGTAGGCATTAGTGAAGCGGCAGACAGAATAAACGGCATCACCGGAAATTTGCCACCCGTATCTCAGGAAATACTTGAATCTGGTTCTCCTGAAAAAGAGGCCGGGAAACAAGCTGCAGCAGCGCTGGCTGCCCGTTTGTTTGAGAGATCCCGTCAGACCACTGGCAATATCTATCTGATGGGTAAAGGTTTTGCTGCACTGCTTTGCCGGGAATTAACCGCCGTGCATAAAGTCGGTGGTGTGACATTCCGTATGGGAGATCTTATCGTTCCACTGTATGCAGATGGGAAGCTGGTAAATCTGCAGTTAATCAACGCTGATGGCGGCAAATGCTTCCTTAAAGGCGGTCAGGTTAAGAATGCCTTTTACTTGGTTGAAGGTACTGCCAAAGCAGCCAAACGGCTCTGGATAGCAGAAGGATATGCCACCGCACTCACAATCAACCATCTGACTGGCGATGCTGTCATGGTGGCCTTTTCGTCCGTCAATTTCCTTTCCCTGGCGAGCATTGCCTGCAGTCAGTACCCAACGGATCAGATAATTATTGCTGCTGACCGCGATCTCAACGGTGCAGGGCAAGCAAGGGGCGTAGCTGCTGCCAGGGCCTGCAATTGCACAATGGCGCTCCCGCCTGTGTTTGGTGACTGGAACGATGCATTCACGCAGAACGGCGAAGAAGCCACCCGGCAGGCAATTTATGAAGCAATAAGACCAGCTGTTGCAAGCCCCTTCGACACAATGAGCGAAGCTGAATTTACCGCGCTGAGCGTCAGCGAAAAAGCGCAGAGGGTAGTGGAGCATTATAACAACTCACTGGCAGTAGACCCTAACGGGCAGCTCATTTCACGCTATGAGGCGGGCGCCTGGAAAGTTATCTCTTACGCCGATTTTGCCCGTGATGTGGCTGCGCTGTTTCAGCGCCTCGGCGCACCTTTTTCATCCGGGAAAATTGCCTCTCTCGTGGAAACCCTCAAACTGATAGTTCCGCAACAGCAGAATCCGGCGCGGCAGTTGATCGGTTTCCGTAACGGCGTGCTCGACACCCGAACGGGATTGTTTAGCCTGCACGATAAGAAGCACTGGTTACGTACGCTGTGCGAGGTGGATTACACACAGCCCGTTGACGGTGAGGCACTGGAAACTCATGCTCCGGCATTCTGGCGCTGGCTGGATCGTGCCGCAGGTTTCAAACCTGAAAAGCGGGACATTATCCTGGCGGCATTGTTTATGGTGCTGGCTAACCGTTATGACTGGCAGCTGTTTCTGGAGGTCACTGGCCCTGGCGGAAGCGGAAAGAGTATTCTGGCTGAAATAGCAACAATGCTGGCAGGTGAGGATAATGCTACCTCCGCAACCATTGAGATGCTTGAGTCACCACGAGAACGAGCCGCATTAATTGGTTTTTCACTAATTCGACTTCCCGACCAGGAAAAGTGGAGCGGTGACGGGGCCGGACTAAAAGCCATCACTGGCGGCGATGCGGTATCCGTTGATCCCAAATACCAGAACGCCTATTCAACCCACATTCCTGCAGTTATTCTGGCTGTGAACAATAACCCGATGCGTTTCACTGATCGTAGTGGTGGAGTTTCACGCCGAAGGGTGATCCTGCATTTCCCCGACCAGATAGCACCCGAGGAACGTGATACTCAGCTCAAAGAGAAGATTGCCAGCGAGCTGGCGGTGATTGTTCGCCAGCTTATGCAGCGTTTCAGTGATCCAATGAGCGCAAGAGCATTACTTCAGTCGCAGCAGAACTCCGATGAAGCACTCACTATCAAACGTGATGCTGATTCAGCGTTTGATTTTTGCGGCTACCTTGAAGTCCTGCCTGACACCACGGGCATGTTTATGGGTAATGCTAACATTGTCCCACGTCAGCCTCGTACATACCTTTACCATGCCTATCTGGTCTATATGGAGGCTAACGGCTATAAAAACACGCTCAGTCTGACCATGTTTGGCAAGGGGCTGCCGTTAATGCTGAAAGAGTATGGGCTGCAGTACGAGAAGAGGCGGACCAATCAGGGAATGCAGACTAACCTGGCTCTGAGGGAGGAAAGCAATTCTGACTGGCTACCTAAGTGCGATGGCCCCGCAACCAGTTAACGTATAATTGACCCGGCGAATGCCGGGTTTTTTTATGCCCCACGCCTAAATGCAGAGTTTGCTATTCACTCTACACCACATTGTTAACCTCTATTTTATTGATATTAAAAGTAATAATATGGTGGTGAACAGTGTGCATGGTTTTCACAAGAAAAAGTATTTTATTGGGTGCCGAGGTGAGTAATTTTTGAACGCTTTCTCCAGTGTGTATAGCCATGTGTATAGGATTATTGTTTTCTTCAAATAAATAAAATAAAAACAATAAGTTAATTGTCATTATTCGTTCCTATTATCGCACCATTCAAGCATTTCTTCACATTTTCCTGCATCAGCAAAAAATTCATTAGCCATTAATTTGCTCGAGCGCCTTTGATTCTATTAATTATCAAACGGTTAACATTCTCTTTCCTGCCGCAAAAGGTTGCGCTACTCTCACAAAAGCATTCGCTACCAAAATGGTTCGGGACTTGTATGCGTGTTTAATTGATGAAATAGCTCAGGCTACTCTCTGATAGATGATCGCTAATCAAAGGTAAAAAATGAAAACAACCACCCCAGCATATACCGTTGTGGACTTGTCTCGTTGGGCAAGGAAGGAGCATTTTGAGGTATTTCAGTCGTTTGCACAAAGTACGTTTAACCAGACGGTGCAATTAGACATTACGGCGCTGTTAAAGCATATCAAAGCGGTTGGTTGGAAATTTTACCCGACAATGATTTTCCTGATTGCTCACGTCGTCAACAGGCATACGGAATTTCGTATGGCGATGAAGAACAATGAGCTCGTGATATGGGATGAAGTTCATCCTAGCTATACCATTTTCCATAATGAAACGGAGACCTTTTCATCAATATGGAGTCCGTACGACGGCAATATTCAGCACTTCCAGAACGTTTATTCTGAAGACGTGGCACGCCATGGCAATAACCTTGCTTATTGGCCTAAGGGGCAGTCGCCAGACAATATATTTTTCGTATCCGCTATTCCCTGGGTGAGTTTTACCAGCTTTGATATCAACGTCGCTCACATGCAGAACTTTTTTTCCCCTATGTTCACTTTTGGGAAATACTACGAGCAAGATGGA